AGTACCATTAGTGCAAAATCTTACGCCAACATGAAGGCCGGTTTTCCTAAAGGCAAGAAAAAGAAAAAGTAATGACACGGGGGCCAGTATGGCTCCCCTTTTTTTATGAATGTCAAAGAACTAGAGCAGAAGATCCATTCGGACTTCCGCGTCTTCCTCACCCTTGTCTGGCGAGAGCTGGACCTGCCGAAACCTACACGCGCTCAGCTCTGTATTGCTGAGTACCTCCAACACGGTCCTAAGCGCTTGCAAATCTCGGCGTTCAGGGGCGTGGGAAAAAGTTGGATTACTGCTGCTTTTGTTTTATGGACCCTGTACCTAAACCCGGACAAGAAGATAATGGTGATCTCTGCAAGCAAAGAGCGTGCAGACAACTTCTCGATCTTTTGTCAGAAACTGATAATCGATATAAGTTGGTTAAACCATCTCGCGCCAATCTCGGAAGATCAGAGATGGTCGAGGATATCTTTCGATGTTGGTCCCGCAAAACCCCACCAAGCTCCGAGTGTGAAGAGTGTCGGAATTACCGGCCAAATGACAGGTAGCCGTGCAGATCTTATGGTCTTTGATGATTGTGAGGTACCCTCAAATGCGGCCACTGATGCTCAACGAGAAAAGCTACTACAACTCATCACCGAAGGTGAATCTATCCTAACTCCAAAAGATGATTCCAGAATATGTTTTCTCGGGACACCGCAGTCGACCTTTACGGTCTACCGAAAATTGGCCGAACGTAACTACCGACCATTTATATGGCCCGCACGTTATCCGAAAGACGTTGGGCAATACGAGGGACTTCTCGCGCCCCAACTTATGGAAGACCTTGAGCAGGGAGTGGAGGCATGGTCACCCACCGATACCCGATTTGGAGAGCTAGATCTTCAAGAGCGAGAGACCTCTATGGGTCGCTCAAACTTCTTACTACAGTTTCAATTAGACACGTCCCTTAGTGACGCTGAACGCTTTCCTCTTAAGTTTGCTGATCTAATTGTGACTCCGTTAGGTATGGAGTGTGCAGAGCGTTACGCGTGGTCCTCAGACCCGCGCTACATGATTAAAGATCTAAATCCTGTTGGACTACCAGGAGATCGTTTTTATGCCCCCATGTTTATTGATGAGGGGATGTGTGAATTTCAAGAAACAATTGTATCGGTTGACCCCAGTGGTAGAGGTAGTGATGAAACAGTTGCAGTCGTGCTCAGTCAAGCTAATGGTTATGTGTTTGTTAGGGATATGCGGGCTTTCCGTGATGGGTACTCTGATAGCACCCTCAGTAGTATTGTTTCGCTTAGTAAGCGATATCGCGCAAGCCGCCTCCTCGTCGAATCAAACTTTGGAGACGGAATGATATGTGAGCTTTTTAAAAGACACATAGTACAACAACAAGCTAATATTGTTACTGAAGAAATTCGCTCTACGGTTCGTAAAGAAGAGCGCATTATTGACACCTTGGAGCCGGTCCTTAACCAACACAAACTAATTATGGATCCCAAAATTTGGGACTGGGACTATGCCTCTAACCCTAATGAGCCGCCTGAGAAACGTTTGGAATACATGCTCGGTTATCAGTGGTCTCGTCTTACCCGTGAGCGTGGAGCTATCAAACACGATGACCGTATAGACGCCCTTGCTATGGGGGTCCAATGGTTTGTTGATGCCATCGCTCAGAGCGCTCACAAGGCTCAGGCACAACGCAAAAACCTTGAGTGGCAAGCAATGATCCAAGCCTTTGAAGACCACCCCCATGAGGCCACAGATGCCCTAGTGCTAGGACGGTCCTTTCAATCTCTTAAACACCTTGGTACAACTAAGGTTTGGGACTGGTAACCTTTATTGGGCGCATGTAAGCAGAGAGAGTGGTGCCTCTCTGTGTGGATTTTTATCACATGCGGTGAGTTTCCCCCTCGTTTCATCAGGGGGATTCATAACTCCCGACACCCCCGCGCATTCAGGGTTTTGGTAGTTCCCTAGTTTGCGTAACCTCTTCAAAATTCGCTCAGTGAAGCCCTAAGTATTCCCGCAATGGGGGGACTATAGGGGGGTAGTTTTTACCCAAACATTCAAATTGCTAGTGAAGGGGATACCTCTACCCTTTATTATTATTGTTATTATTAGTGGATACTATTAATCATAGTCCTGTAAAACTAATTAGTATTACTCCTGATGCAGAGCAACTTATTGCTTACTGTGCTCGGGTGTCTAATCCAAAAAATCAAGACAACCCTGACAATGAGAAACTAATTAGATACCTGATCAAGCATCAACACTGGTCTCCGCTAGAGATGGCTCATGTGGTGATGTCTATTGAGACCACTAGAGCTATTGGTGCTCAGATACTTAGACACAGATCGTTTAGCTTCCAAGAGTTTTCTCAACGCTATGCCGATGTGTCCTCTATCGAGTTCGCTAAACCTCCTGTGCTGAGACGTCAAGACACAAAGAACAGGCAGAACAGTATTGATGATCTAGATGATGTAACAACTGCTGGATTTAGTATTAGAACTAAATATCTCTTTGACAGCTCTCAGAGGCTCTACAAGGAGATGTTGGCTGCTGGTGTAGCCAAAGAGTGTGCAAGGGATGTATTGCCCCTTGCAACGCCTTCTAGGCTCTTTATGGCGGGTTCTGTGAGGTCTTGGGTCCACTATGTGCAGCTTCGATGCGGTAATGGGACTCAGAAAGAGCATCAGGACATTGCAATGATGTGTCGAGAGGAATTGGTTAAAGCTTTGCCAGTGGTGATGTCTGCTGTGTCTTCTCCTTAAAAAATGACAGAAATTTGCGTTACCTATCCTCTATAGCGCGAGCGCGGCGCATCCCCCGTGGCCCCCTTGCCTGTGGAAAACATGAGGGGGGTGGGGGGTATCGGCAGGCCTCCAGCCAAACCCCTTGCAAACACAGGGCTTGAGCTAGTACCCAGGTCTAGTTTCGCCCTATTTATCACCTTTAGCACAGATTTGACACCAAAATGATACTTAGCTGTGTTATTTGTGTCTGATTCTGTGATGATCTGTACAATTTCTAACTCATACTCACTATGGATAAGAGATCTGCTTCGATGTTGAAGTATTCCCTGTACGAAATGGGAAAACGTATTAACTACTTACTCGAACTCATACCAGAGGACCAGACCTGGATACCAGGAGAGCGTTCAACCATTGACGACGCATCAGAGGCGATCTTGGCTATCGAATCCGAATGGATTATTAATGATGAGCAGCGCCGGGCATTTAGCGTGATTGAATACGAGTAGCAACTGATACATTTCTGCAACGCCTCGCTGATAGTGACAAATCTGGTATCGTTCATACACTCAGTGTGTACCTCGTCACTGTCCTTGACATTCCGCCACTGTGCCAACTGCTCTTGATCGTGTCCAAGTCCTGTTACAACCCCAGGTTTATGCAGACCTAAAGACTCTTGCAAAACACAACAGGCACAGCTTGAGCCGTATGGCTGCAGAGTTGGTAGTTCATGCCATGCAAACCCCAACGTTTAAATCACAAATGGAAGAGGCGCGCATTAAGTTTCCAGCAAAGGCAGACCCAAGGATTTCTGAACCACAGGCACAGTTCCGTGATGAGATCACAAAAGCCGCCATGGATGGGGCAGATCTGAACAAAGCAGAACTAAAGCGCTTGCTGTCTGTTCTTATGGACCAACTCGACGGCTAGCCCCAAAGGTGTGTAAGTAGGTGATACACTACTTAGTAACAAAATTCTGATCGATGCCTGTTGTACAGGTTCCAATGAACACTGAATGCCATAAGGCATTGAAGCTGTATGCGGCTTACCTCGGCATCACTATGGGTGAGCTGATGTACCGGTGCGCGAGGCATAGTTTTCATAAGCAAGCGCAGACTTGCAATTGGATGAACAACACCCTTGCTTCTCTTGACATTCCTCTTGATAAAGGAAGCGAAAAACCTTGCTTTGGTTTCCCCTGCAATCTCTGCAGTAAGAGAACAGAGTGTAGAACTGGTGTGTATGAAGGCTTGGCGGTGATACCTGATAAGCACAAGCAAGCGCTTGGCTGAGGCGTGTTGTCCCTATACCACAGAGCGTAGGCTTTGATGAGTTGTTGAAATAATTCGCATCCATTTAAAGATGAATACAAAAATAATATAAAGCAATTATTGAGAGCGATAATTATTCTTTTAATGCCGTGTACTTTTATGGAGTGGGCAACAAGTGACACACCCACCGATTTACTGATGGTGCATGGGGATGCAGATTTCAGGGCATGGCAAGCGTGCGTCAAGTACGCCCTTCACCTGATCGAACAACGAGACGGGCCACAAGCGGTACGCACTTTTGTACAAGCCATGGCTCAGCAATATCCACGCTCATTTCCTAT